ACCGTCGCCGCCGCCGGGTTCCCTCCGGCAGTCTCCTGCACCGTGAACCTGACGCGGGCATTTACGTCGGTATCCTGCGTCCAATTAGCGTCTTCGTTAGCGCCCCAGGTCGGCGTCGCGTCGACCGCGCCACCATCGGTTCGCCACCGGAAGTGTGATTGAGAGAGGACGGGCGTCGTCGTCACGGCGGCGTCTCAAGTGGGCTGTACGAACTGCGCGGCGGCAGGCGCGGGTCGCGATCGGCCGCGTCGAGAAGCCGCAAGAACGCGGCCGGCGGGACGCCACGGCCGACCAGCACGATCTTCGTCGTGCCTGGCCTAGTCAGGTGGTCGACCAGCCCGACGAGGTCACCGCCTAACCATTCGTCGCCATCGCGCCAATAGAAATCCTTGCCGTGATTTAGCACACGGCCGTGATCAGCCGAATACGCGGCGATAACCTGGACGCCCCAGCGCGGTGCCTCGTGCGGCTCACCATCGTCACTGGTGAACGACGAGCCGTCGTCGTACCAGATGATCCACCGGATCATCGGTCTTATCCCCTCGTCACGTCGGGTCCGCGAGAAGCATCGTGCAGGGTACCGATGAGGCTCCAATGATGAGAGGTGTCACCGGCGAACCGTTTAGCCTCCTTAGCCCGCATCCGTACCCACTGTGATAACAGGAGTGCGGTCTCGTAATGTACCTTCACCTCAACGTTGCCGAAGTTCATAACGACGAGATCACCTTCGCTCTTGACGGCGATACGCTGGCACTGGAGCAGATCATTCTTTACGACGGCAACCATAGAATCAATCCAACGTGATGTCGAGAGCCCCGGCCGCGAACGACGGCGTGATCCCGGCGTTGATGATTCGGGACGCGGTAAGCGCGCCAAATAGGAAGAGGTTGCCGGCACCGGAAGAAGCGGAGCCGAGACCAAAATCTGTAACGGTCGAGCCGGTTACACCGCACTCCGGGTAAGTTATCGCGTTGTCGTTGTCGGCGGTATTACCTGTCACAGTCCATTGCGTCGTATTGCGCGCCTCGTCCTGCCGCGCGTAGTTAGTATAAGCGCTCTCGCTGGTCGTCTGGTCGCCGGTCTCGCCGGGCGACGCGGTATGTAGAGAAATCCAGAAAACACCGGCCGACGCCGACGGCTGGAGCCCGCTCGCGTCGCCGACGTTCGCGGCCGCGGCGTTAGTGATGATTAACCCGAGGAGGCTGGTTTCAAAAGCATTAGTCGCGCTCATATAATGGTTCCTTAGTCTAGGCTGTCATTACCTCGGGATACGACTTATCGAGACATACGTCGATGTCGCTGTGCTTGCTACCGCAAGCTGGTAAGTCCCGCCCGGAAGCGTCGCGGTCTGAAATCCATTTGCGGTCCACGCTGCTGCCAAGGCCGGTACCCAGGAGCCATTAGATGCCTGAATATTGAGCGTCACGCTACCGCCGCCCCAATTGCCAGCGCGGGTGATCCCGTACTCCCCGCCGAACAGCGCGAAACTCGGCTGGGTCGTGGCGAACGGCCCCCCGGTATAGTTATACGGTACGGTCACGGGATTACGCGCTCTTCAAGCCGAGTAGATTCGACTGAAAGGCGGTCGCTGCAAGAACCGTGAACCGAGCCGCGGCGGTACCCGAAAGAGTAACACCGGTCGATCCAGCAACGGTATCGATCGTATCCGATCCAGCAGCATAGACCTTGATAGCGTTCGCCGTGTTATTATAGATCGTCTGGGAAGCGCCGATCCCCAAAGCAGAAGCCGCGAGAACCTGTACGCCGGTACCGGACGCGGCTGTCGCGACGACGGAGATAGAAGAGGAGATCAAAGCGGCGCTTGCCCGAGTCGAACCGACAGCAGTTACCGGGTTCGCAACTGAAACTTGACCGCCCAAACTACCCGAGACGGCCGTCCAAGTCGGCGAAGCCAAGGTGCCAAGGTTAGCATACTCAGTCCCGGTAGCCGTATTAACGAGCCGTGAGCCGGGCGGAGCGACGTTCGCCAACGTGCCCGAGGTGCCATTAGTCGGCGCCCCGGAGTTGATGAACGTCGCCTGGGACGCGACGCCGCCCTGGAAGATCCCGCCGGGGAAGGTGGTGATCTTGCCTTTGAATCGCTGGATGAAGCCGGATGCCATTGTGAAACTCCTTTAGTTTTGATTCTCAGGAGATGGGAGAAGGTAGAAGCTACGCTGCCGCGGGCTTCTGGTACCGCGCGGCCAACTCTTCGGCGTCGGTCTTTGACAAGGGTCGGCTGTTCAACCGGCGCCCCAACACAACGTCGTAGGTGCTGGTGCCGACGCGATTGTATACGTGCGGTTCACCCTCCTCAACGAGTTGAGGAGGGGCATCCGCGGACTTAGGCCACGCTAGGATATAACGCTGATCCTGAAGTGTGCGTAGATTTGTTGGCGGCAGCCCAGCGAGGATCTCGGCCGATAAGATGTCGCCGGACTTGCGCGGTACACCGCCAATTGTACAAGGGCGAAATACTCGCGCGCCGCCGATCTGGTCGCGAGGAATACGTGATATTAGCTGAGTGGGCATGGGTAAGCTCCGTCGTCCAATTACTGAACAATGGCGCTGAAGAAATAGCCAAGATCTGAACCCACGACCTGCATGTCGAAAGCCATTTCAGCTTCCGTCCGCACCATCGAGGAGCCCAGCCAAGGCATCGGAATCTGAAGGATGCGCACGCCCATCGAGTTCAGACCCGTGAATCCCTGCCATGCGAATGTGTACCCCGCAGACGGGGTCCACAAACCCGGCGCCCGGGCCGAATGGCAAAGCAACGCGTTCTTACCGACGATGAACGAATATGACCCGGTTGCTCCCTGAGCGGCCGTGTTGTACACGCCCTTAGACACGAGCACCCGCTCGACATCGAACGCCTCAGCCATCAACTGAGGAGTGATGTTTCCGGCGTAGGCGGGGCTGGTATACTTGATGCGATCAATAACCAGCGGGTGCTTGCGCAGCGCCTGATAGACCGGGAACGCTAGCACAAGAGTATTCGGCTCAAGACCGGTATTCTGGAGAATTGTCGTCTGGGCCTCTGAAATATCCGAAAACGGGTCGCCGTTACCGTCGTCGTTCCAGAAAGTCCGAGTTGTCGTGCCGTTACCCGCAGCGGCGCCGGTAACGTCAGTCCCCCACTTCCCAGTCGTCATGAAAGTCGCGGCGAAGAAGCGGTCGCGGCGGATCAGCATCCGCTGCATGACAAACTTGGTGCTAGCGACGTCGATATCGACCGCGGGGTCGGCGTTACGGCGGGTTTGATCGCCGACATCCTTGTGGATCGCCCACACACCCGCGCTATAACTCTGGGTGTTCAGGTTGAAACCGCTACCGGCAGATTCCGCAGAATCGGCGCGGAGCTGCGCCTCATCGCGGAAGAAGTCGTCCTTAGTATAGACAAAGTATTTGTCAGCCTGATGAACGACTGGCACAACAGGGAAAACCTTGTCAGCGATGTATGCATCTTCCGATTGCAAATATGCAACCGAAATAGCCGTGAGCGCCGCCTGTACATGGACGTCAGAAAATACGGGTTCGGGCATTTACTCTCTCCTTCGTTGGGAAACGCGCCTCACGGCGGGTTTAGCGATAAGCGCTTGGTCTTCGAATGGATGGGCTCCCTCGGCCGACCAGCGCCAACGCGGGCCGCTCGTCCTGCCTGGAAGGGGCGTCTCCCGACGCTCCGGCAGTGCCTTGCCCAAGGGCTACTGTTAGTTGATATTCGTTATCCGAGCGGTGAAGATGTCACCCGCAACGGCTGCCTCAAGCGCTACCGCAAAGGCAAAGGTGCTCGTAGCGACAACCGCCACGCCAGTAGTGGCCGCCATAACAGCATTACCAGCCGCAATAGTGCCGCCGGCCGTCAACTTTGTGACACCGGCTATCCCAACGTCGGCCGCCTGCCCAGTGGCAGGCTTGTTCTGCAGCACACCGTAGACTGCGTCGCTGTTGGCCGTAACGAGATCAACGAGCCGCGCTCCAACGAGCTTTACTACAAGAAACTGACCCGAATCGTTCTGGCCGGCCAACGCTGCCCCAGTGCCGCCGGGGTTGGAAGCTGCTGGGCCAGAAAGATTCGAGTTCGCCGTGGTCTGGCTGCCATCGTGGATAAGAGGGCCTTCCGTCGCCATGTTACTTCTCCTTCAAGTGGGAAATCCGACGCCTCACGACGTTGGCTTAGAAATCTGTGCGGGGCTTCTACGCCGCCCGGCGCTTCTCCTCGTTGTACTGCTTGACGAGGGCTGCGTTGGCCGGATCTTCATA